CCCTGACATTACAGGGAGGTTACAATCTTTTAAGGATTAGCTACATCCAGGGCTGCGATTGCGGTTGCAAAATCTCCCTTTACAATCACCGGAGTATCGTTTGCAGAAGCGAACTGAACCAGTCTGCTTTCTACAAGGATAGTCTTCAGGTTGTTTGTGAAGTCTGAACCGTCAAGGCCGATCTGAATTGCCAGGTCCTCTCTGTACAGTACATTCAGCACCGTCATATCTCCTCCGATAAACTCGCCAGCTGGCACCGCTGTTGTTTTTATGATGGTTAAGCCGTCAATGACAACTGTTTTGTCGGCTTCTACATAATCCTTCCACAGCGGACGGCCCTGTTCGTCCTTTATGGCTTTCATTTTAGCCCATGTGGATGGGTGAATAAACACCGCATTCGCGATTCCATTAGCAACTTCAGCCTGAAGCGCAACAGCAGATAAAACATCGAATTCATTTGGATCCTCAATCAGTGCAGCATTATCACCTGCACTGAATGCAGTAGCTAAAGTTTTAGCGCCATTCAGGTTGTTTCCGGTGTTGTCTCCAACAAGCAGTTGGCTTTCAACCTTCACAGAAAGCCTCTTCATCAAAGAGTTTTTGATGTAAGAGATAAGCTGAGGAAGGTCAGCCATAAGCTCGGTAGAAACTTTACCGAATACTCCAATCTTTTTAACTGCCTGAGTTTTTTCAACCCAGATAGAAGACAGCTGTATTTTGCCGGCAGCTTCAGCAATGAAGATTGGCGCTCCCTGCTCATCCTGCTCCTCAATCCATAGTGCGCGGGCATTAGTGATTGATCCAACAGAAACAGCTTGAAGATACTTTTCTTCTCTGCGTCTGATTGGTGAGATAATACCGGTATTCTGAGTCAAAGAAATCTGAGTAGATCCGCTGCCAATTGTTGTAGCTTCGGTCATATTCACCGCATCTTTTTCAATCGTGATAATGAACGGCTTGTCTTGTTTTCCTTTTAGGATTGCTTCAAACTCTTCTTTCTTTTCTTCCACTGCTGCGGTAACAGCTGCCTTTAAAGACAATCTCTTGCCTTCGGCATTGTGTGATTTGATCTGAAGCTTCAGTTCTCCGATAGCTTCACCCTGGGTTTTAAGGATGGCCATAAGCGTATCGCTTGCTTCCTTTGCTGCTGCGGTAGCCAGAGCAGTGACATCCTCTTTGTTTGCTTTATCTTTTAAAGCAGCGGCTATAGCGGCATCAAGTTTTATTTGAGCCTCTTCCTGGGATTTTTTAATGAGTATTGCAGTCTCTTCGCCAAACTTGGCAACGAGCGCATCAAAGTCTTCTTTTTTCATGATAATAATAGTTTGAGTTAATACTTGTTTTCACATTCATTTTATGCGATGACTTATCGCCTGCATGAGTGGAAGTATCCGGCTCAAATATTATTTAGTGCCTTTCGGCGGCTTATAATGCAATCTTAATCTTTGCGTTCTTTATCATTTCTGACACACTAACGCTGTTCTCTTCTTTAGTCTCCTCGCTCTTCTCTTCGTTGTCAATACATGGAGTAAGCTCATTCGCTCCCCACAATACAGCGGAAACTTCAAGCAACTTAATTTCATAGATCACCCAGAAATATCCGCGGCTGTTTGCCACGTCCTTATTTATAACCTGCATGTAATACTTATTCCAGATCTCAAACTCTGCTGGGAAATTAGGATCGTTCACGGCAACATCCATCTTGACATATTGAAGCCCTATAGAGTGTTGATTGATTTGCTTATTGGAATACAGGTTAAAACATTTTTTATCCAGCTCTTTATCTACCAGTGATTCCATTACCAGGCATTGAGTAGAGCCACTGAAACCAGACAAGCCTAATTCCTCAAGGGAGTAATCCTTTGAATATAATTTATTGATACTGCCTATTACACCATCTAAATTCTGAAGGTGGTTTTTTAAATGCCTAATCCTTCCTTTACCCTGTGGCCCGGATTCCTTAATGGTTTTTTTCCAGCAGTCAGGTAAAAGCAAATCCATTTGGCAGTCAATATAATTTGCAGCATTGGCAATGGCTGTAATTTCAATCTCTCCTGTGTTGCCTTCTTCCGCTACCAATTCGCCAGCTGCCTTTGTGACGGCAACTTTAGACTTTTTAGTTATTGAGTATGGGAAATCCGAAGGCTCAGACTTAGTTGGGAACGCGCATTTCTGTTCTATTAATGCCGATTTGTTCGCTTTGATGAAAGCAAACAAATCTTTTCCGGTTAGGCCTTCAGGTATTTTTATCATTTCTTAACTATTTTATTGCCTTCAACAATTTTTTTCCTGGCATCCTTAGACTTATTCAGGCTCTTCAGATCAACCTTATGCTTACACTCAGATTTGCAATCTTTATGATTACATTTTTTTTCTGCTGTCATATTGTCTACTTTTCCTATAGATTTAATATACAATACTAAAATAAAGTTCTTTTATTCGCAAATATTTTATGTTTTTTCTGGCTCTGGATCAGGCTGGGTTTCAGGAACCATAATGAATTGTGCCGCCTCCTGTGGATCAAATTCCCATTCGCTTACTAGAATCTTTATTGCAATTTCTACGGAGATGTTACTGGTTTTCACCTGAGCATTTAACCCAACGATAGCCTCAGTGATAGTTTTGGCCTTTTCTGCCCGGGTATTCTGTGCCTCTTGTAAACAGTCGATATTAGAAAGATCCAGGTAGATATCATATCCAAGATCTGCTTTTAATTCTTTGTTCTCAGTGATGAGCTTTGTGAATGGGATTACACAATCATTATAAAGTGCCTTGTTTGCCTCTTGAACGTTGGCGTACTTCTTATTATCAGGGTCATTAAATAAGCTTGAGTCAATCTGCAGAGCATTACAGATATCACGGACCTTTATCTTGTAACCATCCCATAAAGCCAGTTCCTTTGTAGTCCGGCCAATATTTTGCACTCTTAATCTGGCGGTGGAGGTTGCTACCCCGCCACTTTTACGCGCCCCCCTTAATCTTCTGTTCAGGGATTTATCCATTCCATCCTGTTCGTCTTCGGTAATTGGAACATCCGAATCATTGGTGATAAGAACATCAACACCTTTGTTTTTCAACGTTGAAGTGTCAGCCGTATACATTTCTTTAAGTGACTCTATAGGCATGAGCGCCGCCTGTAAAGGAGACAAGCCCATTCTGGTATTCCTTCGAGCAACATCAAATATCTTAATGAAGATCATGCTGCTATTGTCAAGCATCACCCAGGATCCATCATCTTTCCAAAGTCTATATTTGAATTGCCCGTTCCCTTGCGGAAGTTCCTCCACATCAAGTGTATTAAGTACGGTGCGCTCATGGGGGAATCCAACGATTTCTTTTTTGTAAATTATAGCTGTGCCCGTAAGCAGGATCATCTGTAGGGCAAAATTGGTATCAAGGTCGTAGGTTTTAGATTTGTATGGCTTGCCGCCCCAGTAAGGAATAAAATTGATATTTCTTTGTGCGAGTATTATCTTGATGATCATCCCGAATACTGCAGGATTATTGGAGTATCCTACTTCGACCAGGTTTCTTAGTGATCTACGGCCAAAGCTGTGTGAGCCAGACAAGAGACTATACATAAGGTTGTCTCCCGAGGCGTTTACATAGGTTTGTTCGCCATCGTACAAAACATCTGAATCATTGTTGCCCAATAGAAAAGATTTCACTACAGGGAACAGGCCGGGCCACTTTTTTTTAGGGGTTTCAGAGCGTTGTTTATCCATTTGCTATTGATTAATAGCGAGTGGAAGTATCCGGCTCACAGGTATGTAATCGTAAATATAGAAATTAATTTTATATTGTCCACTACCAATAATACGAAACTAAACCTTCTGCCCCAATGTAAAATAAGAGCGCAACATAAACATGTCCATTAGGTCCGGCGATTGACTGCCGAGCATAGTTTTCATCTCATCTTTACTAATTAAATGAATTTTTGAATCAGTGGTCATAGTTGCTTTCTTAATAGCTTTCCTCTCATACATAAATCGCTGCCTAACTGTCATTTTATTATCATACATAGTATTTGCAACCTTATCTGAAATAGAATATTTTCCCGAGTTCACATCAACCCCGCTAATACTGTAACATTGAGTTTTAAGATTCACATAATTGTCTCGGCCAATACACTTGCTATTATTGACAAAAGGCAAACCTGCTGGGATGAATCCACCCAGAAAGGCACCTACTCCATCATTATCAAAAGTTATTCGGTTATTCGGCACAGCATACTTATTTGCGAATTCCTTAATACCATCAAGCACCTGTTTACCGTTAGACTTAGCCATTATTAATATATCGATCAGTTCAAAGCCATCCCATACACCTACAACAAACTTATCTGATCCGTTCATGGCAATGTCAGCTGTAATGTATTTCGTGCCTGTAGTGCTTGATTTCAGGCTCCCAAACATGGCGCTGAAACACACGGCATCGTACACATCGTTTTCGCTTTTGATATACTTCCAATTGCCATCTAAAAGCCTGAGCTTTGTTTCTTCGTCCTGTGAAACAAGATTCGAGACATACCCAGGATCTTTCTGCATCAATTTCTTATTATCATATACACTTCCATTAATGAACGTAAATGACTTTACAAAATCCTCAGCTTTTTGATTTTTGTTAACCAGGCCCTCAAGGAAGAACCATGATTTTTCTATCACCTCTTGCTTTGAATCTCCCCATATATAATCGGAACCTTTTTTAATAAAATATCTGACTATTCCAATCCTCTCGGGAATCGGGAAACCTGTTATCTGATCAATGTACCACTGTACTATTGTGGCAACCCAAGAATCAGGATCCGGATTACACGTGGCCCTTACATACGGCTTAACCCCACAAATAGACCTGTTACGAGACAATAGATAAAAAAATTGACCTTCACTGAAGTGTGTTAATTCATCAAATCCAATGAAAGGTATTTGGGATCCCTGCCAGTTTAGTTTATCCTTTTCGTATTCCAGATGTGAGAATTTTATTTTATTCCCAAAATTAAACTTCCATTCTAAACTTGATTCCTTCGGCTCTGCATTGACATGCGGATAAAGCTGAAGAGAAGTATCCCATAGCCCCCCTTCATTCCTTATCTGTGGTGTAGTGCGCCTGAAAATCACCCCTCCAAATCCTTTTACCTTAGTGATGTGCCTGAGTGGCTCTATCAGTAAAGCAAAGGTTTTACCTACACCCGCACCAGAACCACCTATTACTATGTCCGCGGGAGAGCTTAGAAACTTCTCCTGAAATCCTTCCTGCGGCTTTATAATGTTCATTCTCGTTTATTGTCTGGTAAATGGAAGATTGTAACCGCTTCAATCTTTTCACCGTCTGAGGTAAGGTCAACGTCCTGTTTATCCCTCCATTTATCCTTCTGCCTGTTCTTAAGCCAATTCAAAGCTGCTCCGGCATCAGGCGGCAATTCTTTTGTGACAATCTTTTTTTTATATATCTCTAATTTAATATCTCCCTCTTCTTCTAAGCCATCCAGTTTTTCACCCAGCTTCTCATATGTTACCTCATCATATTGATAGCCTACAGCTCTTTTATGAAAGGATTTCGCTACTTCTGCATCGGCCATTACCTTTCCTTTCTTGACTGAATCGGAAAACTTTGAATGAACCTTTTTCCATTCATATATTGTATCTTCGTTAACCTCAAAGAAATCAGCGAGTTCCTTGTCTGTTGCCCCTAATAGACAGAGCTTATACGCCTGGTCATTATATTCTTCTTTGTACTTTGTTGGCCGGCCCTCTTCTTTTGGTATTTTTTCCTTTCCCATTTTAATTTCCCCCTTTCAACTTTTTAATACGTTCTCGCTCTGCCATTGCTTCCTCCACTCTCTGCATCCATCTGCTTTTTGGTGGATGAATAGCCTGTACTTCCTGTGATTTATTGGCTTTCCTGGATAAAGCTAAAATACCCAAAACAGAAAGCCCTATGACTCCAATTGCTATAGGAATCCATATCGGGCTCAATACCCACCACCACGACCAGTTAATTACATTGCACAACTTTAATACGATAAATGCTATCGCAAGCAATCCCCCAAATCCAATACCTCCTGCTGATGTTGATCTTCCTGACATAATTTTATGCTGTTATTTTATTTTTCTGAATATCCTTTATCATTAATAGTGCACAGGCCTCAGCGTCACTCACGGCCTCATGCTTTTTAGCCATCACTATACCATTCCTTTCACATGCAACCGCGAGCTTAGCATCATAAATCCTGTAGGTGCAAAACGCGCTGAATGTTGGATAAGGAATTTTATATAGAATCAATGCCGACTTTAGACAAGTGATATCAAAGATTGCATTGTGGGCCACTACTTTTTTACCTTCAATGTATCCCTGGATCTTGGGATAAATTTTATCAAAGGTTTCAGCGTTTTCCGTTTTATCCGGTGTTATTCCATGGATTTCAATGTTTCTCTGAGAGTATTCGTTATCCGGCGGCTTTACTAAATATGATATCCGCTCAACAATTTTGCAGTCTTCAACAATCACAATCCCTACCTGGCATATGCTGGAATGCTTCTGTGTGGCGGTTTCAAAATCTATGGCCGTGAAATTCATATACAGTCATCCATTAATTTTTCACAGGTCTGCCGATCCAAATTATCGGGCGCAGTAAGGTATATTCTCTTTCCTTCTTTGGGCTGCATATTTGTTAAATGGCTGGCTACGGATTTTCTTTGATTGTCGTTATCAAATATTATTATGATTGGCTCAATCTCTGAGTCATGAATTACATCCCCTATTTTTACTTTCATATTTGCCAAGCTTTTAGTTTTGCCTGCATAGCAAGCATATCAATCGTATCGCCGGAATTAATACAGGTCTTCGCATCATTGATATCCTGCTCCATTAACTCACTTCTTATATCGCTATTTTCACATAGATCAGGATGATCCTTGTATTTTAGTCTTATCTCATTCACTCTGGTTATTTCGTCCAGAAGCGATTCCTTTAAATTCTTACTCATATATTTTTCTGCCCTATATTGAATCGAACAGGGATTTCTGATAAGTGTCAATTAAAAACCAGTTTCCCATTTTGAATTGATAGTTGGACTTAAATCTTTCCCAATAAACCTTTGCATTTTTTGCTGTCTTGAATTCTGACTTATGTATATTCTTGAATACAGTTCTCAGGCTCTTATCCATGTTTTCTTTATCCAACGGCAAAAGATCCCATCTAGGATCAGCAACCCCTTGAATAAGCATACACTCTTTCCCTTGATAAAACACGATATCTCCTATGTGTAATCTATTTATACTTTTCAGGGCATAAATAACATACGCGATTTTTACGATTAGTTTTCTCATAATTTTTATTCTCTCTTATGCGTTAAATTTTCAAAGTATGGCTTAAAGGTCACTGTCACATTTGCGTTGACCGTTCCGACTACCCACTCAGGCTTATATCCGGCTGTTGGCACTACCCACCTGTTTACCGTTGGAGTAGGGGATAGCTTATTGTAATCGGTGAATTTCATTTTTCCGGACTGGATAAGGTCCACCTGCAGGAATCTGTGTATCTGCTGCGGCAACTGGTAAATATTCCATGTAAGCTCCTCAACCTGGCTGTCACCGATCCAAACATTTTCCCCGTTGGGGTATTTCACGAACTCCTCTGTAAGCTCTGAGGTATCAAAGCCGAACATTGAATTCGGGATCCTGATCTGATTAAACCAGTTTAAAATGCCGTAGTCTTCCACTTTCTCATCATTGCTTCTGCTTCCCAGGACTCCGGATCTGTTCCATTCTACACGCACGGTGCGGTCAGCACGGTCAGCGGTATATACCTGAAGATTGAATTCAAATGAATATTGATCTGCAAATGTGCCGATGGAACGTGTAGCGGAATTTCTTACCCTGTAAATCCCGGGACCGTGTTCATCTAAAACAGCTGCCCAGTCAATCTGATAGCCGATTGCCTGCTCACCAAATTTGTTTGTGAAGAATCCATACTCATAAAAAGTCCCATAAGTATCATCGGTAAGTTCTCCCAAATCTTCCCTGTCCTTCTGAAGCCAGATTTTTACATCTGAAAAAAGATCATCAAAGAACCATATCACTGAATGCTTGTCATTAAATAAATCATTGGTTGGCGAAAGCTCAGCCAGAGCCGGAAGGTAAAAGCTGCAGCCGCTCGGATTAGGTCTGTCCTGAAGCGCGGATACAACGTCAGCGGTTGGCCGCAAGATATATATGGTTTCTTTTATTGCCTGTCCGTTCATATTATAACACACTGATTTAGAACTACTTATGTTCCACGTGGAACACAATAGTTCTGAGTTCGAAAAAAATATGAGGATTAAATTGAGGAAGATTAAAAACAGCAGTAGTCCTGCCTATTGTAAAGTTAATTTATTACGGATTACCTTGTTAGAAAGTTTGGTTATTTTTTATCCAGCTTTCTTTGCTTCTGAATTTCCCGTTTTGCTTCAGATTCATACTTTTTGCGCTTTTGGGTTCCCTTCTTACCGAAGTATTTATCCTCCAACTTTTCAAATTTTATTGTTTTCATCCTTTTATGACTTATAGTTTAAATTTTATAACAACATTGGCTTGCATCAGAATATCCTTCTCCATTTCCATTGATAAATAAAGGATATCATCGAATTTCCTCTCAAAGGTTCTATTCAAGGATTTCCAGATTTGCACGATTGAATATCTGTGAAGATTATAAACACGCCTATATATTTTACTAATCCGATAGCGCTCCTTTATCTGGTCATCTTTACTCCATGGGCTTTCCGAACTAGTTATATCCATCATGTTCTGACAGAAATAGGCAAGAAACGTCTCCTTTGACCTACTGTATTTCTTTTTCTTCACAGGTAAGGATTTCTTCTTTCGCTTAAAATTACCGGCATCTATAAAATTCAGTTTCATTTCAGATTCTCTACCATCTCGATTACTTCAATCAAAACTTTTCTTCTTTCCTGAAGCATTCTTTTATGTGATATTTCAGGATTCATCCGTTTCAGTTCTGCCAGTACACGGGAGCGGAAGGATTCGACTTCTGAGGTATGTTTATAACCCAATTCCGATAACCTCTTAATGGAATATTCTATATCCATTGAGGCGTTGCCAATGGTTTCAATCTCTTGTTCTATTTCCTCTTTTTTATCTGCCTCGTCTTGCTCCCTCTTATGGCAATCATAACATACCACCACCTTTGAGTGCAGGCTAGGGTATCCATCTTGCAAATCAAACGGCTCCCCGCAGTCGCATGTGCAAGGTTCCTCCATTTCTGTCCATTTACTTTCCATAGTGCTGCTGTTTAAATCCACATTCCATTAAAGTCTGCCTCTCCGCTAAGAATATCATCCTCGGTAGCTTTCCTTTTCTTGCCGAACTTTTCATTCTCAGCATCCCATCCACATCTTGAACATATCTGATAATCAAAATCAATATCATCATAGGATCTTCCACATTTCGGGCAATCCTCATGAGGTTGGTTCTCATAATACTCATCATCAAAATAGTCGTCTTCTGGGTCTTTGTTTTCCATAGGTATTATTGTTTTGGGCCTGTATCAATTGTTGAATCGTTTTCGATTTGATCAAGGTATGCCGCTAAAAGAGCTGCTGCCTTAATTACATTTTCTCTGTGCGTTCTTTTAAATCTTTTCTGATGCCAAATTCTATCCCAGCCTGATGGGAAGTAAAAATCATTACCAGTAAGCAGGAACTTTGCATAATCCTCCAGCTGGTCACCTTCGTATATTTTATCATGTTCTTGAGTAAAACCTTCTTTATCAATCTGCCTTTGCCTTTCTTCGGCGATCAATTCTATTCCTGTTTTTTTCATGGTTTATAAGGGTTTATACTTCGTCCGATAACACCAGGCAATCATCTTTCGCCCATACTTTGCCGTCTCTGAAAGTGCATTTTTTGACTTCCGCATTCTCAAGTAGGCTCAGATTGAATTCCTGGTCTATTTTCTCGATCATTACATCCATGTTATCTGGAATGGAATTTAGTTTTTCTTTTAATTCTCCGACTGTCATATTATATCTGGTTATCGTTTTAACATTCTTTCAGCTTCAGGCTTATGTTTCATAATGGCTTTAAATAATGCGGCAAGATATTTCGGAGAAATAATAATTTCCTCTTGCTGATCATAATTACCATCTTGCCTTAAACATATTACTCCATCATAGAAATCTACATGAATTGGTTTTTCGGCCGTTCCATCCATATCGAAAACATCTCCTTGGTTAAAGGTGAATGTTGGCACGGTTATTAATTGTGGTTCCTTCATTATTTTTATAGTTAGATTTTTACATGAGAATAAGTATTGTCCGGATTCTTAACCCATTTTCGATTCTTATTTTTAATCAGCTTAAGAGCGAAAGCGGATATAATTTCATTGACAGCAATTCCATGTCGGCCAGCGCTATCGAATAAGCACATCAGGGCATCAGCATATTCCTCCGGTACTTTTTTCCATGAATTGATATCGGATTCAATTTCCTTTATCTCTTCTTCTAATTTCCTCAGGCTACTTATTGCCGTGGCATCCGGAAATGTTTTCAAGCTCCACTGCAGCCGCTCATTTTCTAATTCTTCGATAGTGCTCATATCACATCATTTTTAAATGTTACTTTCTTAAGTTTCTTCACCCTGGGCACATACTCCTTCACGCTAATGGTGAATAGCTTTCCGGTTTCAGGATCACGGAAGCGGGTGAAGCCACAGCCTTTCTCTTTGTACTGCGTTTCCGGCTCTGTTACATACCTATTGTATATCCGCTCTATGTCGGGTAAGGTCTCAGGCTTTTTCATTTTATTTTTACATCATTTCTTTAAACATGAATGGCATTACAGAGCCGTCACTATAGAATTTATCCATTACCTTATCGGCAAGTGGCTCAGATCCTGTCCATCCATCAGGCCATGTATTATTTTCGATCAGCTTATTTATAAAATCTATTTCCTCCTGGTTAATAAAATCGACAGTTGGTCTGTTAATCTTGATAGCTTTGTTGTTTACCCTGGATTGTATGTCTATAATTTTTTCTAAAAACATCTTCCTTGATTCAAGCCTTAAAGGCCCCATTCTCTGCTGATTTTTGGCAAAATTTCCATCTTTTTTCTTCTGACCTCCAGGCATTCTTATCCGATGCTTTGGCTTTTTCATTTCACGGTAGATCTGTTTTAATTCAAGAAGTGGAGATAAATAAGCCCAGTCTTTCATTTTACATACTGTGATTAGCGCCTTGTCCTTACTTGCCAATGGGCATCCCTGGCAACCGGTTCTTGCGTTGATATCTTCAGCATCATCCCCACCGTAGGCATCAGCAACCATTGTTGTGTGCCAGGCGCCATACTTTTGTGATGGAGCATATATTTTTAGCCAATCCCATACAAGGCACACTCTCCAATGAATAATTGGGGCAAGGGTGCTGCACGAAGCTGAATCCATTCCTGTTTGATACCATCCCTGGCCGCACTCTGATCCATCTTTGCTGCAGCTCATTGATATCCTACCATCCCTTATTGATGATTCCCCCTGACGAACACCGGTTATCATAAGTATCTTTTGCCCTATTTTTTTGTGGAGTTCTGCCAGAGCATCGATCATTGGATCTACCTTTATATGACCTGTACACCATCTGAAGGTATTGCTAGGAGGCGGGACACCTCTCCCCAATATGTATACAAGGAATCTTTTTTCTATAGGAGCCATCACTACGTTTACAGATATTCCCCTTTCCACCATCTGTTTTATCAAAGCTTGGGCCGATATCCACAGCGGCGCAATTTCTTGCCTTGTATCAGCATAAAAAATGGTTACGGATTTTGGGTTAGGTATCTGCCCTGTGGTAATTAACTGCAGGGTTAATGTTGCAACGGTGGTGCTATCCTTCCCGCCGCTCCATGCGATTGCCCAATGATCATGTCTTTTGCCATATTCATTAAGTGAATCAATGGTCAGCCCTATAGCTTCATCAATACTCATCCTACCTGTACCGAAAAGGAATAACTCATTTCTCATTTCTTTACCTCCTGTTTTAAAACATCCATATTATCTTCAATGTACTTTTTGAGCTCGCCGAAGCATTTATTATTCTCATGAAGCCAGATCAGATAATGAGCTGGTACCTCAATTAATTTCTTTCCCGTGTACTTACCGAAGGGCATCGGGGTTTGATCATCGAATGGTTTATTCATAACAGATTAGAGTTTTCGTGGATATTTCCGATTACTTCAATTTTTCTGTGGTAACCATCATACAAGCACCTTAGATTGCACTCTGACCCCCATGAGCCAAGCATTGTCTTATTATCTGTACCGTAATCGTGATTCAGCCCAAATAATCCCTTATCAAATTCAACGACTGATTTACTGGCAGGAGTTTTAACTATATCTCCCTCATAAATTTCCTTGCCGTTCTTGTCATGGAGGCCGGTGAATTGCATGATTTCGCAATTATGCCCTGGTATATTCATTATTTGCTTAGCATCGATCTGGACCCGATCTATTTTGCCTGAAATGTTCAGTGAATATAAATTGACCTTATAGGACATCTTTCTGTGTCCCTTATCCCAAGCCCTGAATTTTATTTCTCTAGTCATTTGTTGATCGTTTAATTACATATCCCTTTTCTAATGCTTCAGCAGCATTATCTCTTATCCAATCGTGGCCGGCCTGAGATACTGCCATGAAATACTTTTCCTCTAAAAGCATTTTACCTGAACGGCCTTTTTTATGATGAACCTGATTTGATCTCAGTTCAGGAAATACGCCGCATCTTGGATTTAACATCAGGAAAACCTTAGCCTTTACTGAATACTTCCTTTCTTCCTTTTCCCTCTCAGGTCTCCTGCGCCGGATCTTCTTATACCGCGGCTTATCTTTTACCTCCACAGCTTTAGTATTACATATGTGGCACACATTCCCCTTGGGCCAGCAGCCACAGTTCGAACATTGGATCATAAACTGTCCTCTTCAATTTCTCTCCAATCAATTCCGTTGGTAGTGTATCGCTGAGCTACCAGATCATAAACCACCATACCTACATCCTTTGAAAAGTGATTCAGCGAATCAAACCAGTTGGTAAAAAATGGGCCTTGTGTGTTTGTTGTTATTAAGTATCTCATATAGGGAACTGTCTAAGTTTTAAATCTTCTGGAAACATTTCAAAATCATCCCCTTTATGATCATGTGGGGTTAATTTCATCCGCTCAAGGTTTCCTGTTTTCGCTGATGGATAAACCGGATTTGAACCCAATTGCTTCATGAAAAATGGAACGTCAAGAATTTGGCATTGCTCTTTTATAGACCTTGCCCATTCTATATTAAATGGCCTGGCATCCTTCTTAAAGCCAGACTCACCGCCAACAATTACCCATTGCAATCCAGGTAAAAAATCCATCAAATCAAGTCTTGAAAGAAGGGGCTCACATGATAAAAATCTTACAGTTGCTTTAACATTTATCAGGTCCTCAATCATTTTATAATCTCTGGCACTTCCAATTGAGGTTCCAAGCCAAACATTATCATATCCGGATCCCCAATCTTCCGGAAGAAACCTGTTTATATTTTCAGGCCGCTTTGTCAAAATCAACCAATCCAGATGTGGAGTATCTTTGATAATCTTCCAGGCTTTAATTCTGGTTTCGGCGATCTGCTCATTATCCTCAAAAAAGTCTGATAATGATGATGCGAACACCTTATAACGTAATCCCATCTGACCGGCTTGTTTATTCCATCTGGCAGGATTTCCCCAGGTGGATGTGGTAATATGTCTGCGGGAATTTGGCCCCCATAAATCCTTTCCGTGATACCTTTGTGAGAATGCTTCAGCATAGCAAAACTTGCATGCATCTGTTACTTTCTGACATCCCATCCAGAAGTTCATGGTATGGTCTGTCCACTGTATTTTACTGTTTTCCATTATGCAGCTTTGCGTTTAAATTTTTGGTCAATTATTAAAATCTTTCTTTCGTATATCTTCATATCCACCCTTAGCCGGCTCTGCTTCTTTTCGATCTCCCGAATACATCTGCCATTATTCAAATGCTTGTTCATGGTTCTCTGTAGCTTTTCAATCTGTATCCTGAGACCATCAGCTCTCAGCTGGAATAGGTCCCGTGCTGAACTAATCATTTCCTTTTATCAATTGAATTGGCTGGGAACTCAACCTTGTTAAACATTTCACGCATCCGGCTTCTTACCCTGGTTCCATAAGATGATTCAATCTGCTCAGCACTAAGATTTGTTGATAAGTGAGTAACAACCTTTGTTTCATACCGGCTGAGAATAATATCAGCCATCACATTTGATTCATTTCCGAAGTTCTTAACTGACACCTCTGTGCCTAAATCATCAAAGCATACTGATAAATAATCCTGGCCATACTTCTTTCCTTCATGCCCGGCCCTGATCAGGTTGTAATACTTCTCAATCGCCTCATATCCCTTCTTTGCGTACTCAGATGATACATGCCGGCACGGAACCAGGTGAAAGCTCTGATGGGGGTTTGTAGCGAACAATTTAAATAAGGTTGTCTTTCCACATCCAACATTACCGTGAAGCAGAATCCCTTTTTTCAGGCTGTATTCTTCCCCCATGCTTTCAAACTCCGGACTACCAGTGAAATAATGGCAAAGTGTTTTTGCGATTACAAGCTCGTCTGGCGTAAATACCAGATCAATACTTTGTTCCATTGCCCGAACCTTGATAATCTCAAACATCTGATCTGGGGTAAGTTTGATAACCTGCCTTGGCTGACGTAATTTTTCAGCATAGGCAAGCTCCCGCAGGTGTGCAAGTTTCCTTTCACGGGCATGGAATACAGCCTCGTTAAGTTCTTCAGGAGTTAAAACATCATCCTTATAGTTTTCCAAACCCGGAAGAACCGGAAGTTTGAAGGGTTGAGGTAAGATCTTTTCTAACTGTGTTTGAATCTTTTCCATTGCTATTAAATTTTAATTCGTTCGCGGCCCAGGTGACCAATCTTTTTTTTATGTCGAAAACAAGCTCATGCTCGAATCTCATTTTTTTTGACCTTGGGCTTTTTTCAGCCCAGTAGTCAATAAATTTTTTTAATCTTTCAGGAGGGTGGTCAATCGCCAGATTGACTTCTGCGATGAAATCCTTTTCCCTTTCTTCTATAGTTTTATTTACTTTACTCTCCTTTACTATAGTTTCCTTTACTTTACTTTGTGTACTTTCGGATTCCGAAACTGTTTTTTCTGCTGGTTTCTGCTTCTGAAACTCTTCTCTTTGTTTGTTTCGCTTGCCTATAAGACCACTGAAACGCCTGATCATGTTCTCGCTGAAGATTTCCCCTTCCAGATTGATAAGCAGTTCTATCTTCTGAAAGTATTCTAAAATCTCTTTAAGCTTATCTGTCTCAACCTCAAAATCGCCGGCCCATAATTCAAGATTCATGTCATTGTATTTCATGGTAAATCCATCCGACTTTGACAACTTCTCAAGCATCATATTCCAGATCGAATACCCTTCATGCTTGAACTTTCTCCGGACGGCTTTTATCTTCTCGTCATTCCTCATATCATTATCATGAGAGAAGTAATCAGCGTTATTCTTTTTGGGCCTTGCCATTCTTTAATTGATATCAAGTTCTAACTGTGGATTTGGAGCATGCTTCCCATTAATGTATGCCTGAACTTCCTGCTCACATAGATCTACGGCTATGTAAAGCTCACGCAGGAAATGATATCCGCTCTGCTCCGTCTCCGGATCAAACTTTGTGAATGGTGTGGTAAGGTTCAGGACCTTTTTACCGCGGAGCATCTTCCGGCCAATGATTGTAACTCCGGAGTGTTCATCATTACCCCCCAGGGAGAAACCAGTAACCCTGAACTTATCAAAGCGAGGATCCTGGTATATCTCTTCGGTATCGAAATGGTACCGATCCACATTCTCATCATCCACAATCTCGGCCAACATGACCAGGTGAGGTATAAGCCGGTTGAAAGCTTTTTTCAGATCTTCATGAATGATCTTCCGGGATTTGGAAGCTATCTCCGTGGAAACAGTATCATCACCGTCAGCCTCCGTTAAAAGGTATTCTGTTTCAAGAAAAGTATCGTCTGCGATCTTTGCCTTTTTAATGGTTAATGTTAGGTTCTCATTCATAGGTTTATACTATTTGGTAAAATTTATTAGTCTGATCTATTGCTTTAAAAATCTGAAAGGCTACTTGAGGAACTATTGCGTTACCTCCAGCCTCTAAGCTGCTTTTATTCCACTCTGTTTTTGAAATGGTTGTAGTGTCCAGTCGGGAGGAAATCCCATCATTTCCATCACGAACAGGGGAGACAGTCGGGAATTCTGACCAGTTATTGAATTGATTGTATCCCCTAAAGAGTTGTTCGCCGATCTCCCTTTCATCGCTAGAGTATCTGGATGCCTTCCTCCTTTGTATTCTCTTCTCGTTGGTGTTGGTGTTGGTAGCATGCCCATTACTGCTAATTGATGTAAGTTCACTCCAAATCTTTCCCCCTTCTTCGACTTGTTTACTACTTTGCCATTCTCTATTTGTGGCAGCCTGTTGCCCATCGATTTCACTACTGTAGGCAACAAACCAAATTCTATCTCTTCGATGCGGAGCATTGACGGCACAAGCTGGAAGTAGTACCGGTTGTACTTTATACCCTTCATTTTCCAAGTCAGTACACACTTCGTTGAAAACCAATCCCCCCCCCCAATTAATGAGGCCAGGAACATTTTCTCCCACAATCCAAACCGGTTGAATTTCTCTAATTGTTCTAAGCATCTCCGGCCAGAGGTGTCTTTCATCTTCTTTGCCCTTTCTTTTGCCAGCAAGAGAATATGGCTGGCATGGGAATCCTCCGGTAAGTATGTCAATCTGTCCTCTGTGAATAGTGAAATCTGTTTTGGTAATGTCTGCATAACTTATAGCCTTTGGCCAGTAGTGTTTTAATATTTTTTGCCCGAACTCATTCCATTCACAATGAAAAACATTCTCCCAACCCATCCATTCCGCTGCGAGGTCAAAACCTCCAATCCCAGAGAATAAGCTTCCGTGTGTCATATCAGCCTTAATTGTGAATCATCCTTAAATCTTTCCTTACACTGCTGAAGGTTGATTACAGCTTGCTTAAAATATGTCTCCTTTAGCTCTACTCCGACTGCTCTACGGCCAAGAGAAACAGGGCTGTAAACCTCTGATCCCACGCCCATATAAGGAGTAAAGACAACATCATTCGGATTACTCCATAGTTCAACACACCGATCAATTACATCCAGCTGCAACGGGTGAACATGCTTCTCATCATCCTCATCTTTGCTGTCTCTGAAAGGAAGGACGTTCTCTAATCTGATATCATCCCAGACCGAAGAGGCGTAACGCTGCCAGATGATGTGAGAAAGCTTGTTTGTTTTTGGGTCCGCCCAACCTTTAAATTTTTTCTTAAGGCTTTCAAAATCTCCATAGGTCTCTTGCATGGCTGGTAGCATAGGTGTTTCACCAAAGTATTCAGTAAGCCCTACCGGATGGGTAACTGGCACTTCTCTTTCGCCGCGCTTCTTAAAAATGAGTAGGTAGTCCGGTGATGCCGTAAAGCATTTGGAGCTGTCTTCAACTATTAATTTGTGCATGAGCGATCTAACCATTGTTCTCATTCTCACCTTCAATGGCTCCTTCCAGATGGTGATTCGATTCTTGTAATCAAATCCATGCTTGGCATGTATTTTTATGATCTCATGCGGGAAGTCAAATAGGATCTCGGTTTTAGAATCCATTGTATCAGTGCAGTGGACCGCCGTAATTGTTCCCGGCTTTTGTATCCTGGCAATCTCAGAAACAGTGAATTCATATTGTGCCAGAAATTGCTCGAGCGTTTCGCAATTACTTAGGTCATTGACAGAGCTTGAATAGTTGTATAAAGCACCACCATTCTTTTTAGCAAAAGGAGGTGAATAAACGCTAAGGTCAATGCTGTTGTCTGGCATTGATGGCATCACATACATATTGTCGCTGTGATACATTGCGTACCTATCGGTAATAACTTGGTCCTTAATCATAAAAAAGATGGTAGTGTTATAGGTTTATCGAACTCTTTTGTTTTGATTTCGAATGATTGATTTATGTTGCTGTTTAATTTATCAAAGAGTTCATTTGCCTTATGAGCTTTAGCTACCAAACTATCCATCACTCTTTTCTGACCGTCTGAGAATACCAGATCCGCGATCACGGTTCTCTTTTGTCCGAATCGCCAGAACCTCCTTATGGCTTGGTAATACTGCTCATAACTGAATGTTGGAAAGAACACTGTATGGTTGCAGTGTTGCCAGTTCAGACCGAATGCTGTGATTTTTGGCTTCGTGATGAGTTTTTTAATTTCGCCTCTTGAGAATGCTAGAAGCATTTCCTCCTTCTTATCAAGGTTCAGGCTTCCTTTAATTTGATAAGCATCTTTATCAATCTGCTGAATGAGATCCCCTTCATTATTTAGATTGCACCAATAAACAGTGCCTTCGTGCTGACTTGCTAAGTCCACAGCCTTCTCACATCTTTTCTGAATTGTTAATTTATTTTCCTCTCTCACTTCAGCCATCCGTCTGGCTATTTCATTGAATAACATGACCTGTCCATTGATCACCATATTCTTATCATTCTTGACAGAATTATAATTGACCTGAAGCTCTGGTAATATGTGCTTGCTGTCATCAAAATTCAGATCGGACGGCTTTCTCATTGATATGCTCCAGCCGGAAACCCATTTAAAGAAAGCTTCTTTGGCATGGCCTTTTAGAACCCACTCCGTACCAATGTTCATTGGAGAAACAGTATCCTCGTTATTCTTAAAGAACTTCCCGAGCATATCTGTATATCCCATATACCCCAAGGCCTCTGAGCTGGTCCCTAATTCAATGAAATCATTCGGTGAAGGTGTTGCTGTAAAAAGAAATCTATACTTTACTTTCTTCAGGAAACTTGTTATTTGCTGCTTGATAGCGCCGTCAAAGTTTTTCAGAATTGAACTTTCATCCAGGATAACACAGTCGAAGTCTGAAGGATTGAAATGGGACAGCCTTTCATAGTTGCATACCACAATCTTATAATTGAACCGGCCATCTTTTGAATATCCCACATCATCAATCTGAAATTTTTCAGCCTCATCAATTACTTGGAAGGCAACTGCCAGGGGTGTAATTATCAGAACCCTTTTATTGGTTGCCAGCAAATAGTTCTTAGCTACCGTTAATTCGATTAAAGTTTTACCCAGGCCCGTATCAATGAAGCCAGCACACCTGCCTTTTTCTATTGCATGACTAGCAACATACTTCTGAAAATCAAACATTCTATCAGGTAGATAATCTGCTTTTATTCCATAATTATTAGAAGTATGCCTCTTCTGCTCAAGAAACCGTTTATAGGCTTGGTCTGATTCAAATGTGTGTGTCATGTTATCTAAATTCAAATCGTTCATTAATTTCTTCTATGGTTGCACTGAACGGAAAACTTTCCTTTGGTACCTGCTCAATAGCATTCATTAAATACCCTGACCCAGTAAACAATACCCGCATTTCTACTCCCATATTTATTTGGAGGTGTAGACATTTGCCGTTTCCCTTATCAGGATATTTCGATGGTGCGATGATATAATCATGCACTGAAACCTCTTTGTTGATCACTTTTTTAATCGAAATCTTTTCACCCTGTAATGATTTTACAGATGACTTTATTCCAAAATCTTTAAACTGTTTCATTCAATAATTTTTTCAATAAATGTTTACTGTTACAATGCTTTGCCCAGCCTGTATAAGAGGCTATTGATTCACGATTCTTTCTTCTGGAAAGCATCCTGGCGAAATTCTTTTTGATGGTCTTTCTAAGCCGCGTATGCGTGTGATAGAAGCAGTATCCTACAAAGTCAATGCTCCGAGCCTGCACTGGAAAAATCTGATAGTTATCCTTTACCTTGAGATTTAATTCATTATTCAGATACTCTGTGATCTCAGAAAGGACCTGATGCAGGTACGGTTTATTATCTGAGAGTATTACCAGATCATCGGCATAGCGGAAGTAATACTTTACACCCTTTTGTTCTTTAATCCAATGATCAAAATAGGTGAGGTAGAAATTCGCAAAGTATTGGCTCAGATAATTACCGATCGGCAAACCTTCCGCGCTGTCAATAATTCCATCCAAAAGCCAGAGAAGATCCTGATCTTTAATCTTCCGGCGTAAAAGCTGTTTTAGAATTGCATGGTCAATGTTCGGATAGAACTTCTTAATGTCCAGCTTCAGACAGTATTGGGTACCGGCAACATCTTTCAATGCCTTCCGGACTGCATAAGCTGCGGCATGTATGCCTTTGCCTTTAATGCAGCTGTAAGTATCAGCAGTGAATGTGGAGATGAAAATAGGCTCCATGATATTCATTACCGCATGATGTGTGATCCGATCTGGAAAGTATGGGAGCCTGAATATTACTCTCTCCTTTGGTTCGTAAATCGTAAATGTGGTATAGGCAGATGTCTTATACGTCTTATTCTTCAGCATCAGGTGAAGCGCCCAGATGTTGGCATCCTGATCCCTTTCATGGAGCTGGACACCATACTGGCCGAGCTTTCCCTTCCTTGCCTTCTGATCAGCCAGGTAAAGGTTATCAATGCTGTAGATTTGTTCGTATAAGTTTTTTAATCGTTTCATGCCTTTGCTTATTCCGGTCGCGTTCCCATAGGTACCAGCGCCCTTTAATAAAAAGTTGTTTTTTGCCATGTTGGCAAGGTTTACACTGCAACATCATTGTGCATAGGTGCGAGCTGACATTCGAATTCGTGTTCGAGTTATCGTAGTCGTTGTTCGAAAAGCTGGAACTAGCCTAACAACCGCTCACGCAGCATACAACCTTCACTGATCTATTTTGAAAGGAGAAAATATTCCTTGTATAGAGATTTAAATTGCTTGCCGGCGTACACAGCTAAATCATACGACTTAAAGCAAAGGCGCGAGCCGACACCCGAAGACGTGAACGAGTAAGCGTAGTCGTGGTACGAAAAGCCGGAACCAGCCTTGTCCATCCAAAACCATGGATAATACTTATATTCATTGCTGTCTTTCCAGTTCGGTTTCCAGCCGGCATTAAGAGCACGGGCAATGATCACCAGTTTATAATGAGCTATGATTGCTTTGCGATCCTTTGCTGGTATTCCGGTAACTATTGGTAATTTCTTTGGATCGAGTTTGAGGGCCTTACAGGCATCGTTAAAAGTTTTGATCTTATTCATGGTTATAGGTTATAGGGTGAAAGCATCTTTATAAATTGATAGAAACTGTTTACCAGCATATCTTGCCAGCTCTTCAGACTTAAAGCAAAGGCGCGAGCCGACACCCGAAGTCGTGTACGAGCCACCGTAGACGTCGTTCGAAAAGCCGGAACCAGCCCTCATGTCAAACCACGGATAGTATTTGTACTGGCTTGAGTTATTCCAATCTGGAACCCATCCTTCATTAAGGGCGCGGGCGATTATGAATAACTTTGCATAAGCAATGATCGCGGCAGCATCTTTTGAATTCGTGCTTGGTAATTGATCAGATGGATTTAAACCCAGTACCTTACAGGCATCTTCATAGGTTTTCACCCGCTCCATAATGTTCTTTGGCTTAAATGTCTCAGGCCCGAACAGGTTACTGAGTACTTTTTGTACATCTGAGCATCCTTCATTGAAGGCTTTCAGAGCATTGTCTTTACTGATGTTTAAGGTTTCCATTTTTATAGATTTAAGGTTATTTACTCATTGTCTTTTCCCGCCACAGTTCTCTTACTGTTTTGGGCTCAGGAAATAAATTGTCCTGTCTCCCTGTTAATGCTACTGGACCGCCTTTACTTTTCCGCTTCTGTGCCCTAGCATCCTTCCAGTTGTTTTTCATCTTTGCCCGGTGTACAAAGAATGGATCTGATCCGTCTTCAGAAGCACTCATTATGATCAGGTACCCACCAGGCTCACCAACTATATAAGCTATCGGAGGCTTGCCGGCCATCCTGCCTATGTGAATCATCTTCTGGCCGATCCTGTATTCCTCCATTCACTTATTTATCTTTTTAAAAATCATTCTTTGTTGAAAGTATTTTTCTCCGAATTTTTCAGACTCCCACTCTATTTTGTCTCTTATTTCATCTATGTTATCCCAAATCAATTTGCTTATCCCGCCAATACTTATTTTATGTTTTAACCTTCCGTGTATCTGGCGGTATGTTACCCAATCGTCACCTATCACAGATAAAATAAGATTTAGCTTTTCGTCTTTAGTCATTTGTAGATGTTAATTTATTTTCTGAATCCAGCTGGCTTTCGCCTGGGTGTTATACACATTCTCATCACGGAACTTCGTTTCCACATACCATTCGATTTTTATCTTTTCCCCGACAAGTAAACTTTCAGCGATAGCGCCTACGGCTTTAAATGCGCTGAATACAACCAGTCTTCTTTTGCTCCCGAAATCAACATCAGCCTCAAATGTGAATAGAGTGTATGGCCCTGAATCGCCTACTATCTTCTTGGGCGGCATCTTCTTTGTTATTGTTGCGAAACTTTCAATCATATTATCTTATTCGGTTATTTCTGATGACAATTTGTTTTTTGTGATGCTTCTTAAGCTTTCTAAATGATCTCAGCGATGTTTCCAGGTCAGAGAGTTTAGATTCAAAGAATTCCGGATTAAACCAGAAGTCAGAATCACTATCCCTGCGGAGCTTATCCATCAGTCCACTTACTATGTAATGGCTGAGTGGCTTTATTGATCTCGGATTTATCTGCAGGTTCATAGCTTATAATCATTTGAGTGTTCCTTCCACCACTTCTCAGCTACAGACTTAAGAATCCTGGCGCGCTTTCCTCTGCCGCCATCAAATGGAACAGGGTTCTTTTTCTGCCTGATCATTTTATCCAGCGTGGTCTGACTTACTTTGAAGTATTTCATAAAATCGCTCTTCGTGAAGTATTCATCAGATTCAGGCTTAGGTATCTCCTTAAGCATCTTTGCCCGCTCTTCACTCATGAGAAGCTGAAATTCCCCTACAGTTAAATCAATTAGCCTGGTTGATGGTGTCATAATTAAGCTGCTATTAATTTTTTCTTGAATAAGTTTTTGTTCATCCATTCTCTGCATTCGATTACCCTGTCTTTCATTTTTTGGATCTTGGTATTATTCCTTAAAACATCAATCTCATAAAGCCTTTCAGCCATTGGAACATCATATTTCCAGTCCTTGCAATGCAATTCAAAATATGGGTGATGGCTTAGAAAAAGGGGCATGTCATAGATGTGATTTTTCTCAATCTCAATACAAGCATCAATGTATTCCTGTGGCTCTGTATCTATTACTCCCATCTTCCAGGCCAGCTTCTTTTTTTCATCCATAATCAAACTCGCCGGAGTATTTACAAGACAGTAAGCAACTGTGTGAACATTAGCTCCGGTCAGATCCAGATATGTCAAACCTTGGTATTCATAGCCAGCATCAACAGTGTCGCAGATTGAAGGCATCGTTGTCCAATCCCAGCAACTTTTTGTATCAATTGTCTTTTCTGCCTTTCTGATTTCTTCTCCTTTAAATAAATCCACTTCTCCGGTAAAAAAATCATTCTCAAGCCTGATATCGTTTTTCTTGAACACCTCTTTTTTAAGGCGACTGTAGAGGGTTATAGAATCCTCCTCGACAGCGTTCCCCTTCTCGGTATATTTATTCCCCTTGTCAGTTCTTCTTTGCCAGGTTAGCTCCCTGTAGATTTGAACCAACTTTCTTTTACAGGTAAGCGAATCCTCAACACTCCAACCTTTGGCAACACCAGTCATTATATCGCCCATCGAAGAGGCTCTGAATAAAATTTTATCTGCGTTCATGTTGTAAGATTTTAATAGTTTACTTCTTTTCGATTAATTCATACCTGATATCTCCTGCGTCATAGTCTGCTCTTTCGATCAGCAATTGCAAATCATTGTCGCTGGCCCAATTTTCAATTTCAGCCAATGTGTTTTTGTCTAAGAAGGAAGCATCAAAGTGTAGAGTCTCTACTTCTCCAATATTCATTGAAGCAATCCGGAGAGCAGCACAGTACAGTTTAGAGGAGCTTATTTGTGATTTGTCCAAAGGAAACCCATCCACTGTAATTCCATCCAACGCGAACGCTATCCCTGCTGGCATCTTAGCCGACTTAATCAGGTTCTCCCTTTCTTCCTCAATGGCCTTTACCTTTATATCCGCATCTTTCGCCTCGATAGCTGCAGCTTCAGTACTTCTTTTGTATTCGATATAATCCGCGTAGGCTTTAGCTTTTGTATTCGTTTCTGACGCCTCAAGGATTTGTTTATCTATCACCTGAAGCTCTTTGTCATCTGGCATTTCAGGTACATATTCCGGTTCCTTTGGATAAAGCTCTGATGCTACTTTGTCTTTCAGGATGGCTTTGCCTTTTGTCTTAACAAAATTCTCTAGCTCTTCACTATTAAATCCATCAGCCTTCAATACTCCCATCGCATCATAGCATCTATTATATGCCAACCTGTTTTCTGTTTGCTGAGAATTAAATTCCGAAACCTCTTTATTGATTTCTTCCTTTTCTTTATTCCATTTATCACGGAGGAGATCATTGGCAGCCTTATTCTTCTTATAAAGATCATTCAGCCTGGTTCTCTCAACTTCTTTTTTTGCTTGTAGCTCGGTTAAATCAACCGTATCCACTTTCTCGCATTCCAGCATTTGGGAAAGCTTTACATGAAATCTTTCAGCCTCTCTGTTTTTTTCTGTCCTGTCATCATATGCCAGCTTATATCGATTGTCGATTTCTGTAAAGTCGATACCGACAATCTTTTGCAACTGCTTTGACTGATCCTTTGGGGAACTGTTAAGAAACTTGTCAATGTCAAAAGATGGAGGGAAAAACCTTGCGACAATTTCTTTTGTCACCTTAGTCTTATAGCCCTCTTTGGTCAGGAATATTAATTTGTCCACTCCTTCAATGTCGAATTCCCATACAAACTTTTCTCCGGTTGTGAGTTCTATTGTTCCGCTTCCTTCCTTTTTTCCATTGGTTACAATTAACTCAGGCTTTATCCCTCTGATCCGGTCAATTACACCGCGCAAAAATGTGGACTTGCCTTTATTATTACCTCCGGTTAAGATGGCAGTGCATCCTTTGAAATCAATTTCTAAATCGCTGATGGCTTTGAAATTGGTAACTGATATTTTTTGAATTTTGCTCATGATTGTTTGTTTTTAGATTTCATCTTAATTATTTCTCTCTGAGCATTAAAAAGCGCTATGTCAATATTTGGGTTAGCCTCCTGAAGTGATGTTAAATCTTCCTCAGTCAGGCAGTCGGCAATCATGAACTGGATTCTCTCAGCTTCTTTATTTATCTCAGGTGCTTTTGCTTTCCCGCTTTTGAAGGCTAATTCTACAGTAGTGTCACCATCCTTTATGGCTTGCCCAGCTCCGATCAGTACAACAAGATCATCCCCGGTTATATGGTCAATCGCGGCTTTTCCAACAGCGGATAATATTTCAGCTTCAGTAAGGTTGTAGGTGTTTTTAAGACCGTCAAAAACAGCCTTCCTTCTTTGTAAAAGCTTAGTCGCATCCGAAATGTCACCGGTAATAACTTTCTTAGATTCATTGTAAGCCTTATCCACAATTGATTTTGGTATGACCGACAGGATTGCATTTCTCAAGGCGATAGCGTTACCGGCGTTGCCTGTAACAGTGATCATATCATCTGTCATTCTTCCGTTCTTAGTCATAATGGAGCGTCTCACTTCAACCTTTATGGCAATATTATTTTCAAGGTCAAAAGCGATAGCCTGAGAAGTGACTTGCTTTGCATCAATAGCGATAACCTTTGTTTCAATTCTCATATTACCCCAGCACTGAGCGAGTATTTTAGCAAGGTGAACACTTGGCCCTGTGATTGCTTTTCCTCCGCGTGGAACTGAATATGTGCAGGTAGTGGCTGTCTCCCTGTCCATGGTAGCAATAGCAATTGCATTTTCAGTAGCTCTTTTAATATTTCTTGGGTAAGCTTTTGCCGTTGCAACCTGGCCATCAATCAATGCTTTATCTTGCTGATAGATTGTTTGCAGGTCTAAATTTTCGATACTGATATTTTCATCTGTCATAAAATGGAAGATTTAGTTTGGTTACTTTTTAAAAATTAGGTTCTTGTTAATTTCCTTCTGAACCACGGTGAATTGTTCGTAAAACTGATCGCTGGTTATCTTCACCAGATCGATGTAAAGTGGCCGGCCTTTCTTCTCCCAGTTGACTATCTTATGAATCTCCTTCGGCGCTATCTCTATAATATTTGGCCCGACCTTGAGCCCTTCAGTTGCACTTATTACCTTGTAATAATTGAAGTCGAATGTTTCTTTCACGTAGAAGGGATACATTATTTCACGTCCTCAAAAAGAAAAAATGGAAGAAAAGGAAACACTCTCTCGAGCCCCGAAATTTCAAAGACGTTGCTTTCCGTATCGGTCACAGGAACGACCGCTATTAGCTGGCCGTCCGGATTTATATGTAGATATGATAGCTCGTCTCTCATGCTGCCTCCTGTTCTGATTGAATTTTAATTTTATCCCAGTGAAGTATGAACTCTCTCTGGATATTATCCGGAATGTCATAGTAGAACATGTCAATCCAGGATACTTCGCCCTCGAATGTGTACTGCTGTCTTAGTTCATTATGATTGTGGATTAGCCACAGGTTGAAAAGTGAAAGAGGTATTTCAACGCTTTCAAAATTGTTGTCACCCTCAAAGCCATATTCAAAAATCACCTTGCTGCCATTCATCAGGAGCATTGGAGTTTCGATCTGTAAGTCTGCTGCGGTTTTCATAAATGGAAGATTTAGTTATGTGTTATTCTGTTTTTGATATATACAAATGTATAGACAATATAGACACTTGTCAAGTTTTTTGTAGACTATTTTCAATATTGTGAACAAT